TAGAGGGAGGCCCCGACGATGAGGTACCGCAGTCTGGTGCGGGCGACCGAGCCCGCTGCATACCCGGTGACACTGGCCGAGGCCAAGCTGCACCTGCGTATCGACAACACCGACGACGACACGCTGATCACGTCGCTGATTGCGTCGGCCACCCGCTGGGCCGAGGACTACTGCGACCGCACGTTCTGCTCGACGCAGTGGACGATGCGGCTGGATTCGTTCTACGGCCCGGTCGGCAGCCCGGTGCAATTTGGGCTGAAGGCCGACGGCAACAACATCGAAGGCCGCCAGGGCACAGTTCCCAACCTCGACATCGAGCTGCCCCGGCCGCCGATGGTGCAGTCGGGGACGGCCACGGCCGTCACGGTGACCTACACGCCCTCGGCAGGGGCCGCTACGGCCACGCTGGACGCCGCTGAGTACCGGGTGGACCGTCAGGCCACCCCGGGCGTGTGCCGGCCGCTGTATGGCAAATCGTGGCCCTCGCACTTGGTGGACCAGAACAGCACCACCGTGACGTGGTGGGCCGGCTATTCGGCCGATGGCACCAGCGTGCCGGCCCCGGTGAAGTCGGCCGTCTTGCTCATCGTGTCGCACCTGTGGAGCAACCGTGACGCGGCGTCGGAAAAGAACCTGACCGACGTGCCGTACGGCGTAAAGGCGATGCTGGACACCATCCGCTGGGGGAGTTACCGCTGATGGCACTGCCGGCGGGCGACCTGTGGACCCGGATCACCATTGAGCAGCCCACGGCCTCGGCCAACCAGGTCGGCGAGCCGACTCTGACGTGGTCCACGTTTGCCACGGTGTGGGCCGACGTGCAGTCGCTGTCGTCCCGCGAGACTGAACGGTACGCCGAAACCGTCGGCTTCATGACGCACCGGGTGCGGATCCGGTACCGCAGCGGGCTTACCTCGGCCATGCGGATCGTCTATCGCAACCGGGTGCTGGAAATCGGGCAGATCCTCGAGCGGGACCGGCTCTGGCATCAGGAAATCATCTGCACCGAGAAGAGGGACGCATGAGCCTGCCCGAAGCCCCGGAAGCGTTCCTGTACCAGCGTCTGACGAGCCAGACGGCCGTATCGTCGCTGATCGGATCCCGGGTGTTCCCGCTTCTGGCCCCGACGGGCACGCCGCTGCCGCTGGTCGTCTACCAACGCACCTCTGTGGAGCGGCCAAGGTCGCTGACCGGCAACGTCGGCAATCCAGTAGTGACGCTACAGCTGACGACCTACGGCACCAGTTACACCAGCGTGAAGACGATCGCCCGGGCCGTCCGCCTGGCCGTTGACAACTGGACCGGCACGACGGCCGGCGTGACGATCCAACGCACCACGCTGGTCACCGAGGCCGACGGCGTGGACATGCCGGCCGACGACCAGATGCTGCCGTACTACAGCGTCCAGCAGTCCTACGAGTTTCGCATCAACGAGGCGACGTGATGGCAGACGGCATTGAGTTTCGGCTCAACACGACCGAGAAGGACGCCCGGTGGGTGTCCGGTTCCACCCTGCAAAAGGCCGTTCGTCTGGACGCAAACGAGATCCGGGCGGCTGTTGAAAGATCCATGCAGCCCGGGCTGGCGTCCCTTCGGCAGAACGTGCAGGAGGTCGGCACGGTCACTGGGCGGCTGCGTCGATCGCCGGCAATCGTCACTAGGCGGTACGGTCGGGCTCCGCGGCTGACCGTAATGGGGCTTGTCGGCTACCGCAGCGGCGTTGCGCCGCATGCCCGGTTGATGGAATTGGGCACGCCGCCTCGAGCCGGCCGCGGGCTGGTCAAGGCTCGCCGCTTGGCGTGGAAAGCGTTTTTCTACAACCGCGACACGATGTCGGCCCGCATGCAGGCGGAAATGGAAGCGTTGCTTTCCAAGGCCGTCTCAGCCGCAGCTCAGTAACTGCAAGGATTCCGGCTGTTTCTTCTACCGTACACGTAGGGCCCTTGAGCCCACGACCTTCAGGAGTTACGCCACATGGCAGCCGATTCGCAGGGCAACAACTTCGTTTTCGCCGGCAGCACCTACACGGTCACCAGCGTCACCGTGACGCCCGGCGGCGACCTGCTTGATCAGTCGCACCTCGCGCTGGCCAGCGGCGCCAACCGGCTGTATCAGGCTCCGGCGCTCAAGGATGATGAAATCAACTGCGAAGCCCTTGGCACGACTGCCCTGGCCATTGGTGCTACCGGCAATCTGTCGTTTGCCAGCGTGACCTACACTGCCACGGTGTCCAGTTCAAGCGTCGCTTACTCGGTGGGCGAACTGGTCAAGCAGTCGCTGACGTTCAAGATCAAGAGCTGACGACGGGAGGCCGTCGTGGCGTTCGTATCGCAGGGCACGACCATCACATGGGGCGGCATTGCCCTGGGCGAGGTGGTGTCGATTGGCGTCAACGGCGTCGAAGTCGAGACCGTCGATGTTACGCCGCGGCAGTCTTTGACCGGGTACCGGTCGTTTTCGCCGACCGACGTTGATCTTGGCACCATCGCCGTAACGGCCCGCGGTACGGCGCTGATGACCATCGCCAACGTCGGCTTGACGGCTGCCTTATCAATCGGAGGGCCGAGCGCTTCGTGGTCATTCCCAAAAGCGATCTTTCAATCGCTTGGATGGCAGGCGAGCGTCGGCGAAATGCAGTTGTACAACGTCACATTCAAGCTAGGGGAGTAGGCATGGCAACGCTCACCAAAGAGCAGATTCTGGCGGCCGACGATCTGGGTCTCTTGAAGGTGCCAGTTCCCGAGTGGGGCGGCGAGGTGTACATCCGCGTCATGAGCGTCGGGGAGCGGGACGCCTACGAAAACGAATGGGTCCGCAAGAAGGACAGTGGCGTGGACGATTTCCGCACCAAGTTTTTGGTGCGGTGCCTGGTTGACGAGAAGGGCGCTCGCCTGTTCGACAACGGCGACATTGCGCGGCTGTCCGCAAAGAGTGCCAAGGTCATGAACCGCATCTGGCAGGCTGCCATGGACCATAACAACTTGTCGGAGACGGCGATCGAGGAACTGGCAAAAAACTGAAAGCCCGGCCAGACCGGGCGTTTTTGTTTCGTCTGGCACTGGCAACGGGATGGACGTGGGAATACATCCTTTCAATGCCGGTGAGCCTGCTGCGGGAATGGGTGGCGTTCGACAAGTACATCGAACCGTTTGGAAGGGAGTGGCATCAAGCCGGAATGCTCGCAGCGTTGACCATCGCCCCGCACGTTCGGGGCAAGGCGCCAAAGCCAGAAGACTTCATGCCAATCAAACGACCGCCAATGACCGGCGAGGAAATCGCCGCTGAATTGTCGAAGCTAGGACGGCACGCTCATGGCCAAGGTTGATCTTGCGTTTCGGTTGACCGCGAATGCGGACGGCATGGCTGCCGGCGTAGCCAAGGCCGATGCCGAACTGTCCAAGGTCGGAGCCACGTCCAAAGCAACGGCCGCGGAGTTCCGCAGGGCCGCCAAGCTCGCGCAGGAACTAAAAACACCGACCGAGAAGTACGCCGACACCATCGCCCTGCTCGACAAGTACCTGCAAAAGGGGCTGGTGACGCAGGAGATCTACGGCCGGGCCGTAGCCAAGGCCGACGCCGAGCTGCAGGCCGCAACGTCCACGATGGACGAGATGGCAGCAAGGGCCGGGTTGCTGGAGCGAGTGGTCAACGGCACGAGCAACGCCATTCGTGGTGTTGGCGACGCTACCAAATCAGTAGCGGACGCCGGCGTCTCGGTGATCAAGTTTGGCAAAGACGTGGCGTGGACTTACGCCCAGTGGCGACTGTTTTCTGCCGTGCGGAATCCGGCGGGGCTGAAAGATTTCGCCATTGGTGCCCTCAAGGGCGCCATGGCGGCACGCACCATGATACTGGCCGCCAAGGCGCTGGGCGTCGGGCTGGCTCTGGGTGGCGGCGCCGTTGGCACTGCCGCCGCCGCAGTGCTTGGCCTGAGCAACCCGTTGATTGGCGGTGCGTTGCTCACGCTGAATCTGGGCAAGGCATTCTTGAACGCCAGGGACCGGGCGTACGAGATGGCCGCTGCCATTACCACTGGCACGACGACTGTTGAAACTCTCGGCCAGGAACTGGGAGCCATTCGCGCCAAGCCCATTGCAGACTTGGCTGCGTCCACGCAGGAAATGCAGGCTGCTGGACAGCGGTCCGAAAAGGCGTTCACGCAGCTCAGCGACGTGTTTGTGACCCCGTTTGTCGGGGCGTTCGCCGCCATTCAGTCCGGCCTGTCTGGTCTCAGCAACGGGTTCAGCAGCATCGTGGAAGGGTTAGCGGCGGTTTTCAGCCCAATCGCCGAACTGCTTGCCCCGGTGTTCACGTTCATCGGCACGATTGTTGAAGGCGTGTTGAAGCTTGTTGGCGTGTTTGGCCAACTGATCGGCACCATCCTGAAAGTGGCCGGCGCTGTCATTCGCACGTTCCTGTCGCCGTTCATCGCTGGGCTGTCTGCAATCGCCAATTTCATTCGTGGCGGCATGAATGCTGCGTTCAGCTACGTCGTCGGGTTCTTCGACAAAATCGACAAGCGGATTCAGGGCTTTTACGCATTCATGTCAAAGGTTCCGCTGATCGGTGGTGCGTTTGCCGCCGGCCCAGCCGCCACGCCCGAGCAGGTCATGCCCGAGGCTCCAGACGAGGAAATGAAAGCGGCTGAGGATACGCTCAGGCGGATTCGAGGCGAAGCCAACGGTGCCGCCAGTGCCGCCACTGAGTTTGGCCAAGCCGGATTCAACGCCGCCTACGAATACCAGCAGCAGTTGGCATTGCTGCAGCAGCAGTTCGCAGACGGCATGTTCAATGAGAATGTGCTCGCGCAAAAAGCCGAAGAGGCTAAAGACAAATTCAGAGAGCAGATCGACGCCATCAAAGCCCGCAACAAGGCGCTGGCTGAGCAGGCCGAGGAAGACCGCAAGGCCGAGCAGGAGCAGCAGCGTGCGATTACGCGGGCCACGGATGCGTTCTTCAATGCCACGCAGGCCGCTCAGGAGTTTGGGGCAGCCGGCCAAGCCGCAGCGGCTGAGTATCAGTCCAGCCTCATGGAACTCAACGAGCGGCTTGAGGACGGCCGAATCAACGAAGCGGAGTACGCCAAAGAAGCCGACAAACTCCGAACCAAGTTCTCTGGGCAGATCGACGCCATGCGCGAGGCCCGCCGGCAGGAAGAGGAAAACGCCAAGCAGTCGCAGCGCATTGACGAGGACATCGCCAAAAAGCAGGAGCAGATTGACGCCATGCAGGCTGAAAAGGCAGCGGCGTTGCAGGGCAAGTCCAACGAAGCCCTAAAAGCGAACGACATCCGCTCCAGCGAGGGCATGGCTCAATTCATCGCCCTAGCCACGGGCCGACAAGATCCTGCCATCGAGGAGAACCGCAAGACCAACGCCAAGCTTGAGGAGATCCGCAACGAACTCCGTGCATTGCAGCA